GCACCTCTCCATCTCCTCCTAGTGGCACCTCGGAGCCCTTACCTTACCCAAGACACAGTCCTCGTGCCATTCTCTCTAGTCGATAATCGGTCGTATTACAAGACCTATACCAGACATTGACACTAATAACACAACCACACGGAACGGAAAGGCGTTTGTTGTTGACACTGTTTCAAGCATAGCCGACGTATCCTTAAAGTGGCGGCTTCACTTACGTAGATAGGTTTCAAGCATCAACTTATCTGCAAATGCAGCGACCCGCTTTCCTTTAGACGGTTGGAGGTCGTGGCATTTCATGAGGGACGGCACTGTAACACTTGAAAGATGCAAATGGTGAATCAATCAAGCTCCTTACATTCAGGTGCGGCGAAACTCCCATAAGCGACAATTTGAAGGTAGCAATACGACTTTGTAGCATGGCATGCTCCGCTTAGGCTTGACATTAACATAAGAATAGCATCATAATCACGAGACGCTAATCGCTCTAAGCAGTAGTCAGTTGAACAGCCGAACGCACGGATTACCTTTCGAAATTGAGATGATTGGCCACGCGTCAGAGACTGCGTTACGATCAAATTTGGATTTCCACGCTCAATAGTGACAGCGTAAGTCGTCTTCTTGCTGTTCCAGCGAATCGGTTTCACATTTGATATCATTTCCATAGACGCCAACCTAGACTCGCTCAATTTCTCAAAGATCTCACGACTACCGTGAACCGGTGTACCATTCCAGCCTTGGTTAGGATCATCCGCATTCTCCTCATCACTACTGTGTTCCTCAACGTACTCGGGCACGAACACACCATTCAAATTTCTAAGGCAGAATTGAGCAAGTAGGTAGGCTGGATCATCACTGCTGAGGCAATCTATTTTATCATAAGCCATCATCTCCTTCTGGAACGCCGCAGCGATCAATCTTAGCTTCATCATCGCTGAGGAAATATCTATTGGCTCATGGTCCGCCTTCTCACGCTTCTTCGGACTATTGGGGGGCGTCGGGCTAGGACATTTCTCAGCATAAATATCCAAATCTAATGGTACAGCGTACATTCCCTCTGACACTAACTCCTCGTCCTCACTCACCTCCCCACAGGGCTCAAGTGCTGGTACTCGATCAAGGGCCAATTGCTTGTTCTCTACTCCGACAACATCCGTTTTCGACACTTCGAAGGACTCGTCACCGAAGCCGCTCAATTCACCGCTCACTTGCACACTATCATCACCGACTGATTGCATCAACTCATGTTCCACACCAGTTGTATCTCTCGCTAAACTCGTTACCTCTCTAACCTCTTGGGCTTTATCTTTTGTCCGACCCTTCAAGACCACTACGCGTTTATCCGCCTCGGCATGATTGACAGGAATTTTATGAACTGTGGCAGCCACGATTTCGGTCTTGGGACTAGCTTGCTCAGTACCAGTCTCAGCAAACACTGTATCCTTCTTGTTTAGACGAATCTCCGGAATAGGAGTCTTGTCAGACGACTTGGCCTGCTTAACCAATCTTTGCCTACGTTTACTTGCCGAACCAACTTCACCAATAGCGATGCTTGAGATTGAAATCGAAGGTGAGAATCTAGCTACTGGGCTAACGGAATCTCGTCCTGTTGGGCTGATAGTAGGTGGCGTTTCGTCTGCCAGAGTTATCGTTCCGGGCTCATCTGTGAAGAGCGAGTAGGTGTAACGCTCCCAGGCTGAAGTGTCCATGTCTACAACTGCTAAACTATTAGGCACAACTACAAATTCCCTCAACTTATCAAACACCGTGATGTCGTCACCGTAAGTATGGATTGGAAATTGAGGACTCTGTAATACACGCAAGGAATCGCGAAATGCACCTATATTTAGCGGGCCGCATACATGGACAGAGTTTCTAGAAAATAAGGCGTGTCTAACACTCTTTTCTGAAGGAAAAACGTTCGACGTGTGGAAAAACATAGTAATGTTGTCATCCTCCCAATTACGCACCGAATGTTCCGAATTGGTTTCGTGGACTTGAGCACCGCGAAAGCTGAGTTGATGTTTCGAAACATATTTACGTAATTCGTTGATGTCTAAAACAAGAATTTCGTTGGAAGCCGACGATCGACTGTCAAGTTTGACTATGAAGAGCTGCATGTCAAAGCAAGAGGTTTGGCTCCTTTTCAGAGGATTTATC